TTGCTCATGATGAGAACAAAACTGCAATGTATGAGACTGATTTTGGAAAACGAAGCGATACTTCCGCATCCGACAGATCCGCAAGAGTGTATAAACTTGGCAAGTTCAGTTTTGACCTTGCCGGGGCAATACATACAGCGACTATTAACGGTACAGCTACAATATAGGAGGTAATATATGGAAATCAAGAATTATAATCCTTCCGATGTGACTATCACGGTTGCTTCAAGGGCTTTTGGTACTTTTGCCATCACTGGTCTTGGCGAGGATAATATCGAATGTTCTGCCGACAATGATTTTGCTGAGGCTGTAACAGGTTTTCAGGGGGATGTTGTAATAAACGAGAGTGCCAAGAGGAATGGTACAATAAAAGTTTCTGTACAAGCCACAAGTCCGCAGTTAAAGGTATTGAAAAGAATGGCCGATGTTACGGATATATTTTCTGTCTGGGTTGTCAATAAAGCTACCAATGAGAAGACAGGAGGATCTAAGGCTTTTATGAAGAAACCTGCAGATAATAAGGTTGGCGAAAAGCTTGCAGACAGAGAATTTGAAATACAGGTGTTGGATTACACAGATAGATAATGTAAGGGAGCTTAGGCTCTCTTTTTGTTATGGGGAAGGTGAATAAATGGTTAAAAGTTATCAAGTAGATAAAGAGATTAACGGAGTAAAGTATGTGGCTCAGTTTTGCGGAATATCAAACTGGTTAAATTGTGTTGACAAGTCAACTTTAGAGACTGGACAAACATCTACAAAGTTGTTGGCTGAAAATGTACTGAAAATGGGACTTGTTGAACCGAAGGATGCCGATATTGATGATTTTGAGACACAAGAGGAATTGCAGGAAGTGACCAACTTTGTTTCGGGGGTTATGAGAGGACACTTTCGAGAGAAGACTGTCGAAAAGTCAGTTAAGAAGTAGGGCAAAGGATAATTGGGCTTACTGGAGACTTGTATTAGATGGGGGACTTGATTTTAATACAGTTTTTTACCAGATGACGCCAAATCAAGTTTCTGAGGCTAATTTTGCTTTGGATTATTATATAAGTTTAATGGAAAAGGATAGGGGGTGATATCTGTGGCTGTAATTAGAGAAGATATTATAAGAATTACTTTTGAGACAAATGAAAGCGGCCTTGAAACTGCGAGCAGTCAAATCAGCAGTGTTAATGATGAGGCTTTGAGTGCAGCTAATTCTGTCAGAGAACTTGACTCTGCTATGCAGGGAGCATCTGAGGCCTCCGCAAGTATAGCGGAGGGAGCGGAAAACGGAATCACCCAAACAAATAATGCAATCAGACAGACCGCAAGAGAAAGCTTAAGTCTTAGAGAAAGACTTTCGGGTGTAAGGTCTTCTTTGGCGGCTTTGCCGAGCCATGCAGTTTCAAGAATAAGGCAAGGAATGGTTTCTTTGGCTCATTCTGCAAGGCAAGCTGTTACAGGCGGTATATCAAGACTTAGAAGCGGTATTTTATCTTTGCCGAGGGCAGCTCTAAACGGTGTTGTGAACGGGTTTAAAAGGCTTGGTACAGGGATAAAGAACCTGCCTAAGAACGTTTTTAATAAAATTGTATCAGGTGTAAAAAAGCTTGGTTCAGGGCTTAGGGCATTACCGAAAAATGCTTTTAAGGGATTAATCGCAGGTGCTAAAAAGCTGGCAAAGGCGACTGCAAGCGCAGGGATTTCCTTAGCTAAAATTGCGGGAAAGGCTGTTCTTGGGGGTATTGCAGCGGTAGGTGGCGCATTTGTCGGGTTGGCTACCAAAGCTGTAAATGCTTTCGGAGAGATGGAACAGAATATTGGTGGCTCAGAGACAGTTTTTCAAAATCTCGGAAATAAGATTACAAGTATTAATGCAAACATACAGGAAATAGATCCAAGTACCGGAAATCTTATAGACTCCACTCAGTCATTGGCCACTATATCATCCAAAGCATATGCAACTATGGGTATTTCTCAAAGTGATTACCTTGCGAACTTAAATAAGATGGGTTCATTGTTCCAAGGGTCAGGCCTTGACCAGCAAAGGTCGTTAGATTTATCTGTACAGGCAATGCAAAGGGCGGCAGATGTGGCTTCTATTATGGGTATAGACCAGGCTGACGCGCTTGAAGCTGTAACGGGTGCGGCTAAAGGTAACTATACTATGATGGATAATCTCGGTGTAGCTATGAATGCCACTACTTTGGGAGCATATGCACAGGCACAGGGATTAAAAAAGACATGGAATGAGATGTCAAACTCTGAGAAAGCGGAACTGTCTATGAAGTACTTTTTTGAGAGAACTTCACAATATGCAGGAAACTTTGAAAGAGAAGCCAATCAGACAGTATCAGGTTCTATAGGGCTTTTTAAGGCGGCAGCACAGTCGCTTGTAGGAAGTCTTGGAGATTCCAATGCCGATATTAAGAAATTGACAGGAAATCTTACAAAGTCTTTTTCGGCTGTTGTAAAGAATGTTAAACCTGTTGTCCAAAATGTGGTTAAAGCTTTGCCTACAGTGATTGAAGGACTAAAGGATGCAGTAGTGGAGTTTGCTCCTATAGTAAGGGGCGCTCTTGATCAGGCTGTACAGGCATTACCTACTTTATTACCGGGAGTAATAAACGGTGGTATGACAATCATGAATGGGTTGGTAAGTTTAATTAGATCAAATATCCCTTCAATCGTAAATGCGGCAACTAATGCAATTCCGCTGCTTGTTTCGGGGCTTTTTTCTATGGCCACTCAGTTATTTTTTGTAGGAACTCAGCTTATATTGGAAATTGCAAACGGTATTGCACCAGCACTACCCAATATGATTCAAGGTGCATGTAGTGCAGTTCTTACTTTTATTGATGGAGTAGTACAAATGCTCCCGGGAATACTATCTACAGGAATTAATATTCTAACTCAATTAATAGCTGGAATTGTACAATCTATGCCTATGATCGGTGAAAAAGCTGGCGAGATAATAGCGCATTTGATAACAGGAATTGTAGGAGCCTTACCTCAGCTCGGAGAGGCTTTATTTAACGGTATTGTTGCTATTATTACGAATCTACCTAAGATGTTAGAGGGCGCTATTAAAGGGCTCGGAAAAGGCATAATGGATGGAATAATGTCTTGGTTTGGCGGGGGTGATTCAAAAGAAGCGTCTGATACAGGAGCTAAAACTTGCGACAGTATAGCAAACGGAATTACATCTAATGAAGCAACAGTGACAAGTGCAATGCAGGGTGTTTCTAATGCAGCATCAGGGGCGTTTGTTCTTGATACAAATGCAGTAAACACTTCTACCGCAAATATAGGTAGTACTTTTACACAGTCATTAACAAGTCAGCAATCTACTTTTGACCTAGCAATGACTCAGAGTGCTGCAGGTGCATCAACAGCATTTGCCAATGGTATGACAAGTGGAATATCTTATATTACTTCTGCAGGGACTAATGCCGCGAATGCTGTAACACCTCCATTTAACAATGTCAATCTAAAACCTTCAGGTGAGATGGCGGGGCAAGGATTTGCAGATGGTTTGGCATCTAAAAAAGGTATCATAGTAGAGCAAGCTAGAGATATTGCAAATAGTGTAAGTCAAACAGTTAATAAGTCTTTGGATATTCATTCTCCGTCAAGGGTGGCTATTAAGAGTGCCAGATTTTTTGATTTAGGACTTGTAAAGGGACTTGAAAGCTTGAAACCTAAAGTAGCCAAGAGTGCTATGTCCGTATCAAATACTATGCATAGTGCTTCCGAACCGGTAAGAGGGATAAGCACGAGTAATGTAACAAGCAGAAGCCAAAGCATGAGCAATAATTACTCTCCAAGCTTTGTACTTAATTTGAACGGAGCAAGTGCAAGCGATTCTAATAAACGTAAAGTACAAAGATGGGTTAAAGAGTCCATTAAAGAGAGCTATGAGAGTATGTCAAGAACCAGGCTTGCAGCTATGGAGGTATAATGGCACTTATTAACGGTTTATATGTTTTTTGCGAAACGGAAGAAGTAAATCAAAACGTTGAAGTAAGTTCTCATCCTGTTGAAAGCGGCATTCCTCTTTCCGACCATGCAAAAAGAGGTCCGATAACTCTTAGTATTTCGGGTTATATAGTGGGGGATGAGTGGGAAAATACCAGACACCGAATAGAGCAGATGAAGAAAAATGCAGAGATAGTGAAGTATGTAGGCAGGAATATCTTGTCAAGTATGCTTATAACCGCTTTTAAGTCCAACAGTGATGCGAGCATAAGAGACGGTGAAAAGTTTACTATGGAACTTACAGAAATAAGAATTGCTGCAAGCCCTTATACTGCTACTACCGGGGATGTTGGGTTACAGCAAGTACAAGAATCAGTAACAATGCAATCTGAGGAGCCGAAGAAAAGAACGCATACCGTAAAAAAAGGAGATTGCCTTTGGAAAATTGCTAAAAGCTATTATGGTAACGGTTCTCAGTACCCTAAGATAGTTGAGGCTAATAAGGATTTAATAAAGGATCCGAACAAGATACTTGACGGCTGGGTATTGGTGATTCCTTAGGAGGATATATGAGAGATAGAATACCTATTAAAAAAGAATTAATACCGTACGGATTTGATATCATTCTGGGCTCTGATAAGTTCAATTTAAGGTTTGCGTACAATAAGGTGGCAGACCTTTTTACTTGTAGGTTAAAAAGAGGTAATGAGGTATTGGGTATTGATGCTTTGATTTATGGTGTTGAACTTTTTGGAGACATATACAGGTCAGGTAGTTTTCCTATGGTGAGAATAGAGCCTATTGATGAGTCGGATGGGGAAAAGGAAATCACATGGGATAATTTTACACATACAGTTTTTTTGACTATTGATAACGGTAAGGATTGATATGAGCAGATACGTTAATATCAGGAGAAGAGGGAGAGCTTCAAGGATAATTAAGTCTTTTATGGAGCTGGAACAGGAAATTAATATTGAAACTTCTGGTGGAGATAATGCCCTTTTTAGAAGAAATATTATTGTACAAACAGGCAATGTATCTATAAATTCTAATGATTTGGATCTTGAGTTTGATGTTGAGTTTGATGATGATACAGAGGCGAATGAGTCTGAAATTATCTTATATAATTTATCGGATACTACAATTCAGAACATTAAAAAAGGTGAGAAAGTTACACTTACTGCGGGCTATAAGGACGATACAGGTATTATTCTTAGTGGATTCATTTCTCATGTAAAGACTGTATTTGATGATTTGGATAAGGTTACCACAGTAAAGGTGATTGACAGTGTAGAAAGGATTGAAAGGAAAATTGAGAATTTGGCTTATGCGAAAGGCTCTAAGGCATCAACAGTTTTAAGAGATTTGCTGTCAAAGGTAGGGCTGCCGATAGCCAAGTTTTCTACTAAGCGCGATTTTGTATATAAAGATGGCTTAACTGTTGACGCGGGCATCATGGAAACAATAAAAA